GCTCAAGGCGCCCAAGCAGATTCGGCTGAAGGAGATCAGCGAAAAGATTGTCGCCAGCTTCTACCTGGACGGTCCGGACTCTGTGGCGCCATTGATGGCCATGGTGACGACGATGCTGGGAGGGGCGCTATGACGGGGTCAAAAATGGCGAAAGCCGCGGTGCGCGAACACCAACGGCTTTCTGGTGCAAAAACGGTAGGTAATTGCGGAGATCAGTATGTCAAATACCGCTGAAATATACAAATTCCCCGCGCAGCAGGGAAAACAGGAGAGCCGCATGGCTGAACTGGAGAACGGCTATTTGCGTTTAGCCAACCAGATTCAGGATGCCCTGTGTATCGTCGAGTTATCAGGACGTGAATTCCGCGTGCTGAACGCTATCGTTCGTCTGACGTATGGCTGGTCGAAGAAATCAGACCGGATCGCCAACAGCCTTATTGCAGACAAAACGACGCTGAAGGTGAAGCATGTCTCTGAAGCTGTGCTGAGCCTGGCTTACCGGAACATCATCATACTGCGCCGGATTGGGCAAACCAGATACATAGGGATCAACACCAACCTGGATAAATGGGCTTACGCCAAGCCGAATTGCATGAAGTGTCCAGCGGCTTTCCCTGCTGCTGAAGTTGTCTCATGGGTTATTACCCTCCCCGAAAGCGGAAATAACCATCCCCAAAAACAGGGAGAATCATCCCTGAAAAAAGGGATAACCATCCCCGAAAACAGGGATAGCAGTTTTACCCCCTCAACCATCCCTGAAAACGGGGATAACCATCCCCAAAAACAGGGACAGGTATCCCTGAAAACAGGGAACACCAAAGACATTCTTCCAAAGACAAATATAAATACAGATCTAACCCCCTCTAATCCCCCAAGGGGGAAGGTGAGGTTTGACCCGCTGAGTATCCCGGTTCCTGAATGGCTGGATGCGTCGTCCTGGAGTGAGTGGGTCGCCTATCGCCAGCAGTCCGGCAAGGCCATCAAAACCGAACTGACCGTCACCAAGGCTTTCAACCTGCTGAAGCAGTGTCTGGACGAAGGTCACGATCCGGTAGCCGTAATCAACGCCAGTATCGCCAACGGGTACCAGGGACTGTTTAAGCCAAAGTTCGCGCTGAACAGCCGCAATGCGGGACGGGATGTAAATCACATCTCCCGTCCAGATAACACCATCCCACCAGGGTTCAGGGGGCAGTGATGAAAAACATGATTGGTACCGGCAGCGCCCTTGAGCGCCTGAAGAAGTTCATCCCGGCCAGCGTACAGCCGAAATTTAACAGCGTCGAAGAGTGGCAGGCATGGCAGGAAGCTGAGGGCCGCAAGCGTTCTGAGGAGATCGACAAGCAGAATCAGCGTGCACGCTCGGAGAAGATTTTTGGTCGTGCTGGCATTCAGGCTCTGCACCGCAGCTGCTCGTTCGCGAACTATCAGGTGTCGAGCCCGGAGCAGCGCCAGGCGTACAGCCTGGCGAAGAGCTACGCGCAGAACTTTGGCGGTGGCGGATTCGCGAGCTTTGTCTTCAGCGGCGCGCCTGGCACTGGGAAGAACCACCTGGCGGCAGCGATCGGTAATCACCTGCTGGCTGCTGGTCACTCCGTTCTGGTGGTCACTATTCCCGACCTGATGCTCCGTGTCCGTGAATGCTACGACGACGGCCAGTCCGAATCTTCGCTGCTGAACGACCTCTGCAATGTCGATCTGCTGGTGCTGGACGAAGTAGGGATTCAGCGCGGCTCGAGCGGTGAGAAGGTGATCATCAACCAGGTCATCGACCGTCGGCTTTCCGCCATGAAGCCAGTAGGCATCCTGAGCAACCTGAATTACGACGAGCTGGTAGCTACCCTCGGCGCGCGGGTCGTGGACCGTCTCCGGATGGACAGCGGCATTTGGGTCAATTTCGACTGGGCCAGCTACCGCGGGAAAGTGTCACACCTGCGTGCCGTGGGTGGCAAGGGGGCTGCAGATGGCAAGTAACAACCTCTGGACAATCATCCGCGCCATCCAGCACGGCGGCGAGATTACTCCGCGTCAGGTTCGCCGGCTGCTGGGCTGCGACAGCAAAAAGGCCTGCCGCCTGCTGGAGCACCTCGTTGATGCTGGCGCTGTGAAGAACATCGGCCAGCGCCGCCACCCGGTCTACGTCATGGAGCCGGGCGGGGAGACTCGCATCAAGCCAATGCCGGTGGCGCAACAGCGGCCCAGCATTGCAGACGTTTGCCGCCAGAACTGGCAGGGCTATCAGATCCACAAAATTATCGGGAGTGCACGGGCATGAGTGATTCACTGAACAACAAAGAGCTGGTGGCCGTGGGCCATCAATTTGCGAAGGCGATTAGCAGCGACACGGCGATCATGGATATGGCGAAGATGTTCACTCGTCTGGCAGAACGGCTGGACTGCACCACCGCGGCGCTGCGCGAGATGACGAAGCAGCGGGATGCGCTGGGTGTCGAGAACGCCGCGCTGAAAGCAGCATTCAATCCAGAAGAAATTCCGGAAGAGGCGGTCGAAGCATTCACTGACACCGCCATCATGGATCATGACTGGGATGATACAGGCGAATGGTCATGGGTTGAGAATGATACCGATGTTATCCGCGCGGTTCTCGATGCACTCAATCCTAACACGCCCGCCACCGATGCCTTCCTGGCTGAAGTGCGGGCTCAGGGTGTGGAGATGTTTGCTGGCAGCCTGAAAGTTGTTGGTGGTCATGAGCATCCATATTCAGCGGTGGCTAATGAGTTCGCCGCCCAACTTCGCCAGGAGGCAACCCAGTGAGCGACAACACAAAAACTCTGAACTACGACCCGACTGACCCTGACAAGATGCGTTTACCGGCTGGTACTACGTGCGGTAACTGCCACCATATCCGCCGCTGCAAAGCCATGTTCGGACACACCGAAACGGACACCTATTGCGATTGGTCTCCATCGCGTTTCATTCCCGTGAAGACTGAAGGAGCAGCCCAATGACCATAAACAAACAGGCGCTGCGTGAGCGCTATTCAGAAAAGCCAGCGCCAAAGTGCCATATTTGCGGGGCTGTGATGACAATCCAGCGTGCCGGATCGGGTGGTGTCGTGTACGGGTGCACGGGCCGCATCGATAGGGATGGTGAGGGCTATAAATTTGAGGATGGCCGGGATTTTGCTGATGACCATTACGCCCGTTCTCGCGTAACTGATTACAGTCCAAGTGGTGACCCTGATGTGCTGGCGTTGCTGGATGAGCTGGAAGCCGCAGAGAAGCGGATCGCTGAATACCAGAAATCCTTAAATCGTGCACAGACCCTCCTGTCCGGCTCCGACCCGGAGAACTCCTGGGAAACCATTGCCCGCCTCAAAGTGGTTATCAGTTGCGATTATCGCAGCCAAGCAGAGATTGACGCTGCTGGTATCAGCATCAAGGGGCAGTAGGGATATGGCTCTGACGAAAAAACAGCGCGCGGAACTGCGCATGAAATTCGGTGGTCGTTGCGCCTACTGCGGCTGCGAGTTGGGCGAGAAATGGCATGCTGACCACGTTAAGCCGGTGATTCGCTTTGATGGGCAGATGCTTCACCAGGAGCGCGACGACATCGCCAACATGGTGCCAGCTTGCCATCCATGCAATCTGCATAAGCACTGCAACAGCCTGGATGATTACCGCCGAATCATCGATGACGGCCGCAGAGAGTTCCTGCGCTCCGGCAAGGGGAAGGCGTTGGTCCGCATGGGATTGGTTGAGATGAAATCCGATCCGGTGGTGTTCTGGTTCGAGCAATATCAGGAAGGAGTTACAGCATGACATTTACAAAAGACCCATCCACTCACCCAGCTCACGGCCCGCTGACAGAAGAGCGCCTGATCCGCGTTCGTGACTAGCTGGCAGCTGCAGCAAAGCGTTCTGACGGCGGCAACCTCGGCTACATAATGGCTGACGCAGCCAAGGCTATCGATGAGGTGCTGGCGCGCCGGGCAACGCCACAGTTACCGCAGCCAGCACCTATAACTAAACCAGTCGAGCTTAAAAAGGCCCTGAGCAACGCAGGTATAGCCGAGCCAGAGTTTTAGCTTTATGGTTTTTGCTGTTTGGCTTTCACCATTTCTGGTAGGGTGAAAGAGTAAATTAGAAATACCTCAGTAAACCCTATCATCTCTACAGCATCCTCTCTTGAGAACTCTTCATCAGAGTGAACTGCTTCATTGGAGTCAATTCTGACGATGTGAGCCCAGTCTTTCATTTGCTCGGTTATTTTTCCTTTTCCATACAGCATGGAGATTCGCTGAGATAGCTGTTCTTTTTTAGACTCGTCACCCAAGATTTCCCGCGTGGCGATATCAATAACCTTTCTGCAAAGCATTACTGATGTTTCGTAATTTCCCCTTTGCAAATTCTCTTTTGCTTCTACGAAAAACTTGGCTGCCCTTTCAGGGCAGTCATCCGGCGCGGCATGTGTTACCGCTTTTGGAAAATAATCCAAGAGCGAAAATCGTTTGCTATCAGGCAATGAGTCATCGCTGTGCTGCCGCGTATACTCTAACGGGTTTTCGCCGTAAGCGGAAAAAACATTAGTCGAAATTGGATTGCCGCAACTACGACATAAAAAACTAACGCAATATTCGTTTGGCGTTTTTAAAACTTGCCCAAAAGCCGTAAGCACGGCCTTGTCTCTCATGCAGTGCGGACATGTAATATCTAATGTGAGGATCCCCATGAAAATTCCTTATTTATCCAATGAAATTCATAACGCACTTCAAAGCGCTGACAGGCCTGAGTTTACCCTGATGCAACGATATGAGACATCAAACGAAGATCAAAAATTGAACTTTGTTTGCGCCTTGATAGGGAAGCTAATAGAGCAAGATAGGAGATTATGACCATTTAACAATTTCTCTACTAGCATCACCACCAAAGGAGACTGATAAGCAATAGGCATTTAGATAAGCCATTCAGTGTGAGTAAGGCGCGGCAATCCACATAACAAATAGGCCTCTCCGGAGGCCTTTTTCTCGACCATCGGCAGCCAGCAGAGCGGCCCGCGAGATGCCTGATCGATAATACCGATCGATACCAGAATATTGATCTATGAAATCGATTAGATAATAGCCAAAGCACAGCAACAAATTATCAACCTGACATGAAGTGTCAGCGTCGCAATATACCCTTAGGTGCAGGCCAGCTCTACGTTTAGCAGAGTTGAGGGTTTTCTAATCAGATATTTACCCCCGTACTTTCAGCCCGACGAAGTGTTAAAAATAACGGTCAGTTTTTACATGGAAGTAGCGTAAAAATTCATTCAAATCAATCAGATGAATGCACTTGCGTATACATGCGGTTCACGTGCATACTTAAGCCAAACGGATAATTACTGTTTATATATACAGTGTTTTGTTGTATGGTTTAAGTGCTACAGAAAAAAATGAATTTTTCTACCGGCGAACCTATTAGGAAATTTGCGCCATTTGTTATTTTGGCTCTGTGGAGTGGAGTTCTCCCCGCCGGGAGAGGGTATTTGGTGATAGCAAAGAAGGGGGTTGATGTGAAAGAGAGTAAGGAGCAGGGTGACTGGTACGACATTATCAGGCGTTCAGACGGCAAGCTTATTGGTTCTATGCCGTTTGAAAGCCGATGTCTCGTCTACACCAGGAATGGCATGGTTTCGTGCCGCCCGTTGCTGGAGGATGAAGGGATTTTTAATCTTACGTCCGGAACCCGTTTTCTTCGCCGCCTCGGCTACCGCGTTAATCAACCCTCTGATATTATGATATCAACGGACTGAACACCCGTTGACCTGATGCGCCACGGAGAACACCATGGCGCAGTTACAACTCATCAAGAATTCTGCAGGAACCCTGATCCCCGCATCGCCGGAGACCAGTGAATTACTGCAATCAAAAATCAAGCTCGGCGCCGTGCTGGTGGCCGACTTCAGACAGGTCCGTAACCCGGCCTTCCATCGTCGCTTCTTCGCCCTGCTGAATCTCGGCTTCGAATACTGGGAGCCAACCGGCGGCGCTATCTCATCCAACGAACGCAAGCTGGTGACCGGCTATGCGAAGTTTCTGGCTTCGTTCGGCGGGAGCGAAACCGCGCTGCTGGATGCTGCTGAGCAGTATCTCGAGCAGGTGGGAAACCGCCGCGTCACTAACGGCATCAGCCTGTGCAAATCTTTCGACGCCTACCGCGCTTGGGTAACCATCGAATCTGGGCACTATGACACCATCCAGCTGCCTGACGGCACCCTCCGGAAACACCCACGCAGCATCGCCTTCGCCAATATGGACGAGACCGAGTTTCAGCAGCTCTACAGGGCCGCGCTCGATGTTCTGTGGCGCTGGATTCTGTCACGGTCATTCAGGGACCAGCGCGAGGCTGAGAACGCCGCCGCGCAGCTGATGAGCTTCGGGGGATAACCAGATGGCGAAATCATGGTTCCACTACACCGAATGCACAACCGAACAGGCCGATGAACTTCAGCGGCAGTACCAGCGCCGGGGCGTAGCCGTAACGCGAAGCCTCAATCCTGGCTACCAAACATGGACAGTCAGCGTAGAGCGGCAGGAGGTTAAGTACCTCGAGCCAACGCCGCGAACGTTCCGCCAAAAGGTCTGGGGGTGATCATGGTTAAGAAACCCCGCCGTAAGTGCGCAAACCAGAGCTGCCGAGAGTGGTTCCACCCGGTCCGTGACGGCCAGGTGGTCTGTTGCTACGAGTGCGCCGCTGCCGTCGGAAAAGAACAGACCAAAAAAGCCCGTGAGGCGTCTCAACGTAAAGAGTTAGCCCAACAGCGCGCCATCGAGAAAAAAGCACACGCCGCCTGGCGCCAGAGGAAAGCCGCGGTAAAGCCTCTTAAGCACTGGGTGGATCTGACGCAGCGCGCCGTTAACGACATTTGCAGGGAAACCGAACTGGCAGAAGGTAAGGGGTGCATATCATGCGGAACTAAAACAGCATTTGCTTGGCATGCTGGCCATTACCGGACAACTGCTGCAGCCGGGCACTTACGTTTTACTCGTATCAACATCCATCTTCAGTGTGACGTTTGCAACATCTACAAATCTGGGAACATTGAAGCCTATCGCGCCGCTCTTGTGGAACGCTACGGAGAAGAGCTGGTTATGGCACTGGAGAGCAACAACATCCCGCATCGCTGGACGGTTGAAGAGCTGGAAGAAATCAGGCTCACCGCCCTCGCAGACTTACGCACGCTGAAAAAACAGGTAGCAGCATGAAACCAGAACTGATCGAATCGCTTCGCATGCGCTGGCTGCGCCTCCGCATATATCGCCGCCCGGGAACGGTGCTGGTGGACTATCGCATCCTTCGTAACTTTATTCGCATTTACCTGATGGCAGGAGCCGCAGCATGAACCTCGAAAACACAGTGAAATACCACTTCGCAAAGTCCACGATGATCAGCGACTCCCCGCGCGCCACCGCATCGGATTCTCTGACCGGTACGGATATCATGGCAGCCATGGGCATGACGCAGGAACGCGCCGCCATGGGGTACAGCGCTTTCCTCGGTAAGATGGGTATCAGCCATAACGACAGGGAGAGGGCGATCGCGCTGCTGGCCGAATACGCGCTGACAAAATGCGATAAAGTTGCAGCGCTGCGCAAGCTGAGCGACGGGGTTAAGCCGCTAGTAATGCACCAACTGGCCACGTTCGCATTTGAGGACTATTCCCGCAGCGCTGCCAGCGTTAAACAGTGCGATTGCTGCGCGGGGCAGGGGTTTATCGAGGCGGACGTGTTCACCAACAAATACCGTAAGCCAGAAGGCAAGATGACCGTGGCCGGAATGGTGAAAGTTAAAGAGACCGTAAAAGTGCTCTGCAAAAAGTGCAACGGCGCAAGGCGGGTCAGCGCAGCCTGTAGCGATTGCCGGGGGCGCGGAAAAGCCGTAAGCCAGAAGGAAACGAAGAAACAAGGTGTGCCGGTATTCAGCACATGTAAGCGCTGCAGCGGGCGCGGGTATGAGCGGATCCCATCAACTGAGGCCTATGCAGCTGTTTGCCAGATCACGGATGCGATCACCGTCGCCACCTGGGAGAAGTCGGTTAAGCCATTCTACGACCAGCTGATCTCGAAATTCGACATTGAGGAGGCGTGGGCAGAAACGCAGCTCAAACATATAACGCGATAGCACTCACGGAAATAGCTTACGTTTCAAGCTTCAGCTATTTACTTTTCCGGAATCTGTGTTAATTTCGTTCCAACGATGGATTACTGCCTTCGTTAAAAGCCCTGCGGTTAACACCGTGGGGCTTTTTTGTTGAAAAAAAACGGGAGATGCGACATCACCATCTCCCGTAAATCAATAGCTTTTATTGTGTTATAACCACTAATAATTATGCGGTTTAAAATCACCTTAAGACAAATCGGTTATACCTGATTAACATTGGGTTAACTCATGTGAATTCAAAGGCTGCCGATTGGCGGCCTTTTTCTATTTCAGGCTCCCGGAAACCCCCATCAAGGTTTGTCGTTAATTCATCCGGAGCGCCTGAACCCAACTTCACACAGCACCCGCGAACCAGCGAGGTGAGAGACATGAAAATGCACAACGACCCCCACTCCTGGACGGAGTTAATCGATCTACTCCACAGCTGGTGGCGTGGCGAAACACCCATTGGCGCTGTGCTGCTGTCGGTTGTGATGGCAGTGTTGAGAATTGCCTACGGTGGCGGCGGCTGGAAGAAGATGTTACTGGAGGGCCTGATGTGCGGTGCCATGACATTGACCGCTGTATCTGCTCTGGATTACGTAAACCTTCCTCAATCCCTCTCCATCGCTATCGGCGGGGCGCTGGGCTTTGTCGGCGTCGAGCAGGTCCGTTCGGTGGCAAACCGTGTTATCAACGTCCGCTTCGGTGGTGACACCAAGTAAGGAACTTCATGAATCAGGCACAATTTCAGAAGGCGGCTGGGCTAAGCGCCGGGTTAGCTGCGCGCTGGTATCCGCATATCGACGCGGCAATGAAGGAGTTCGGCATCACCGCAGTTAACGATCAGGCCATGTTCATCGCGCAGCTGGGCCACGAATCGGCAGGCTTTACCTCGCTGGTGGAGAGCTTCAACTACTCGGTCGACGGCCTGAAGAAAACCTTTGGTAAGCGCCTGACGCCGTATCAGTGCGAGATGCTGGGCCGGGTCGACAATAAGCAGACCGCCCACCAGCCGCAGATTGCCAACCTGGTATATGGCGATCGCATGGGCAATAACTCGCAGGGCGATGGCTGGAAAGATCGTGGCCGTGGCCTGCTGCAGATCACCGGGCGTGAGAACTACACCAAATGCGGCGCGGCCCTGAAACTGGATCTGGTAAGCACGCCGGAGCTGTTGGTGCAGGAGCGACACGCTGCCCGGTCGGCTGCCTGGTTCTTTGCGTTACGCGGCTGCCTGCTTACTCCGGCGATATTGTACGTGTCACGCAGATCATCAACGGTGGACAGAACGGGGTGGCTGACCGGAAGGTGCGTTACAGCCGGGCGCAGGCGGCCCTGTCATGAAGCTGCGTTACGTTCTGCTGGCGCTGGTGGTCGCTATCTCGGTTACGGGGGCGATCGCCTGGCGTTCTGGCTGGAGTGCGCACGCTGACCATATCAACGCGCTGGCGGCGAAGAAGAAGGATAAAGCCGAGAAGATTATTCAGCCGGTAGAAGAGAAAGCCGCTGCGGCCACCGCCGAAAGCAAAGTGATTTACCGGACCATTACACGCGACGTGGTGAAATATGTTCAGTCTCCGGATCGTACTGTGTGCCAGTTTGACGATGCTGCTGTGCAGTTGCGCCAGCGAGCCATCGACGCTGCCAACTCCATCAGCGGATTTGATGCAGGAGCCGTGCAGGGGAAGTAACGCTGGCACCAATAGCGATGACGATCTGCAGGCTGATATCGAAACCGCGGGATGCCTGCGCCAGCTGCGCCTCGATAAATACCGTTGGCAGGCCTGGTATAACGCCGTGAAATGATTACCGCATTACAAGGCTCATCTGCATATGGTCTTGATACTCGCAAAAAAATGCCCTCTGGAGAGAGGGCAATACATGCTATTAACAGACTTTTTTATTGAGTGTGATCATGTGGGTCATGATACAGCTCCATGGGTTTCCCTGATGTAGGTAGGAGCCTCGCAGGGAGTACTAAATATGATTTATAACTATGATTTAACAAGCGAAGGGGTAGAGAACTAGGACAATTCCTAGTGTTGGTTGGTGGGATGTTGTGGCTACAGCGACATAACCATAAATAGAACCTCTTCCCTGAGGCTCTGACACAGTCTCTCCTCTGGACTTTAAGCATAGGAAATCCATACAGCCTCGCATTGCGGGGCTTTTTTACTTACTGAGGAAACCACATGTCCGTTCGCGCTAAATTCCGCTGCCACTTCATTCAGAAAGCAGATGATGATTCACACCGTACGATCCACATGAGCCCTGTCACCGCAGATACCCCTGAAAATAAGGCGTGGTCAAAGTACACACCTGGCGGCCTGTTGCAGATGCACATCTCGAACCCGGCAGCATTCGGAGTGTTCGAGCAGGGTAAAGAATATTACCTCGACATTAAGGCTGCTGAATAAGCCATTACAAAGCTCATCTGCTGGTGGGCTTGATAATTGCCGCTTAAATGACTAGGGATAAAATTGCCTCTGAAATATGGTAGGTAAAACCTGACATTCAGCTACAATCATTAAACCTTTTTCCTAAGAGGCCGTAAAATGCTTGAGGGAAGGTTAGAAGGTATGCTCTGTGGAAAATGTTGTTTTGCGGTTTATGGGAAGGAAGAATTTATTAGTAAACTCATAGATCATCTCAAAAACAGCGCTGCAGTGTCTTACGATGTAAGATTCATCGGTGGATTGGATGTCATGGGTAGAACGAAAATAGCTATAACAGGGAAAATTACAGAAAGTATGTCTCTGGAAGATTTCCGAACTGTTTTGATAAGTTGCTATGCACCCAGCGCATAAATCCTCACAAACCGCCTTCGGGCGGTTTTTTATTGCCATCATCATGGACCGAGCCATCGTAATGGCTGTAGCGGATAAATCGTAGTTAAGCCCTGTAGGGGATAAAATTAGTTCGGTAGGATCGGAAAAGGGTAGGAGTGCAGCAACTAAAGTTTATGGCCACACTCCAGCACTTATCTATATGTAAGTTTAATTACTATTATCTCACATACAGTTGTAATTACTAAAGACAGAAGTAATGTCCTAGTTATCGTAATTCAACCAGATAATTTTGAAATGATCTGGGCTATAGCAGT